GCTGCCGAACTACCCGGTTCCGGCGCCGGCGTCGCCGGCGTTCCAGCCGAACTACCCGGGCGCCGATCCGACGGAGGTCGCGGAGATCTACGTCCTCGGTGCCGCGGTGTCGGGCGTCTACTCCGACTGGGAGTCGGTCTGGGTTCAGCAGCGCTGGAAGGAGGGCGAGCCGACGTTCCGGTTCGTCGCCACGGAGCGCGACCCGATCCCGACTCTCTGGCAGCGGCTCCAGATCGTGCCGAAGGACGCGGTCTTCATCAAGCTCGGCGGTGAGATCGCGATCACCGGGGTCGTGATCGTCCGCCAGACTGCCTACGACGCCGGCAGCCACAGCGTCTCGATCCAGGGCAAGGGTGAGCAGTGGTTCGTCTGGCGCGGCGCCATCCTCGACAAGAAGCAGCACTTCGACGGGAACTACGTCTCGATCGCGACTCAGGTGATGGCGCCGTTCGGCGTCACCCCGGAGGTCGTCGGCACGATCGATCCGCAGGAGTTCCCGGGCGGCGTCAACAACGAGACCGGTGAGTCGGTCTGGGCCTTCCTCGAGCGCCTCGGGAAGCATCGCAACGTCGTCCTCGGTGGTGACTGGAACGGGGCCCTCCTCCTCATCGGCGACCACACCTCGAACGTGGTCGACGAGATCGTCGAGGGCGTCAACATCAAGTCCTGCCAGTGCGTGATCAACATCCTTGATTGGTACAGCGAGTATGTCGCGCGCGGACAGGGCATGAGGTCGGACGGCGGCTCGCCGTCCGACGCCGGCCAGATGGAGTCCGTCGTCCCGTCGGCGTTCTGGCAGCGGTACAGCCCGCTCCTCGTGCCGGCGGAGTTTCCGGTCCGGACTCAGTCGGAGCTCGACGACCGGGCCAAGTTCGAGTCGAACCAGAGCGAGGGCGCCATCATCCAGGTGACGGTGGCCCTCTACGGCTGGTTCACGAGCCGTGGCGTCCTCTGGTCTCACGTCGTCGGCCAGGATGTCATCTTCACCTCGCCGATGACGACCCTGGTCGGGGAGAGGCTCTCGATCAAGACGGTGACCCAGACTCAGGACCGCCAGTCGGGGACTCAGACGACGCTCGAACTCGTCGCGCCGTGGCACCTCAACGACTACAGCATCCGCGACGATGCCAAGTCGCAGCTCAATCCGCAGCCGAGCACGATCCAGCAGAACCCGGGGACGCCGGCGCCGACCGGGAGCCAGATCCCGGAGGGGCAGCCGCTGACCGGCAGTCAGTCATTCTCCGATCGCGCGGGCGCCATGTTCCCGAACCCTTAAGGAGTGGAGATGCAGCGAACGACACCCATCGGGGCGGCCTTCCGCGCCTACACCAGCGGCGGCGCCCGCGCCATGATCGACACGATCAACGACGCCACGCACATGCAGGAGTCGACCAACAGCCAGGGGATGAGGGGCGAGTCGTGGCCGACGATGGAGTCGCCCCAGAACTACGGCTTCACGTCCGTCGTCGCCGACGCCACGAAGGGCGCCGGCGGGATGATCCAGGACTGCGCCGAGGGCTTCGTCTCCTTCATGGGCGGGAGCCGGAGCTTCCCGGTGATGGGGATCATGGACGATCGCCGCCACCGACTCGTCAATCTCGCGAAGGACGCGGCGAAGGGTGCCGTCGCGATGTTCGGCCTCAAGGAGTGGGGGCAGCAGCTCCTCAACAACGTCGACGGGATGTACATGACGGGGAACATCCAGAACAAGATCAGGATCGCCCTCGTCAAGAACTCCAACCAGCAGCAACAGTCGTCTCAGAGCGGCAGCGGCGCCGGCGCGCAGCAGCTCGACGCGAGCGGTGCCTCCGGGTCGTCGTCGGGCCAGTCCGGCGGCCAGCAGAAGGGCCAGAAGACTCTCCACAAGCAGGACTCGACGGTCTGGATCGAGCAGAACCAGACGTCGACGACCTGCGCCCACGGCGACGCCCAGTCGAGCCAGAAGACGGGCAGCGACAGCTCGGTCTACTACAAGGACCGGACGACGTCGTCGTGCCAGTCGACGACCGACCACGCTCACATCCGCACGGGCAACAATCGCGTCTTCGTCGACGCGTCCGGCTGCTGGACGACGACGCCGATCCAGGTCAAGCTCGACAGCTACTGCAAGACCTGAATGCGCTGGTGGCTCCAGACCTATCCGGCAGGACTCTTCGCCGTCGACAACGCCTCCGTCGGCGGGATGGACTTCAGCGCGCTGCCGGATGACCTCTGGATGGTCCAGTGGACCGAGGGGCGCGGTGAGATCGAGTACTTCGACCCCGTCGGCAGGGCGAACCTCAACGGCCTGCGCGAGTGCTTCCGGAACGTCGCTCCTTACTGCCAGTTCTTTCAGCAGTTCATGACACTCCTCCCGGGGCTGACGTTGCCGCAGGCGCGGAGGATTCAGATCGATCTCATCGAGGCGATCTACGACCACCGGCGTGAGCTGCCGATCGAGGTCGACGGCAGGGACTGGCCGGCCGACGACGGGTCGGTCGGCGCTATGGCGGCACGGCTGATCGGGGCCGGGAGCCACTTCCAGTGGACGCCGGTCGACGCGGCGGCCTCGATTGAGATGACGCGGTTCGAGGTCGCCATCATCGCGGCGAGGATCGCGGAGCGGCAGCAGGTCCTCTACGTCGCGCGGTCGGCGAAGATCGCCGCGATCCGCGTCATGACGGACATCGCCGACGTGATCGACTACGACGTGACGACAGGGTGGTGATAAGCTCATGCCGGACATCAGGCTCGTTCAGAACAACTTCTTCCCGAAGTATTCGGTCACGATCGACTGGAGCCTCTTGACCGACGGGACCCTCGACGACACCCAGGCCCTCGCCACCGCCGTCATCGTCGCTCTCGGCACCGACGCGCTCGCCGCGCCCGACGACATCCTGCCTGATCCGGACTCGACCGACCGCGCCGGCTGGTGGGGCGACTACGACGCCGACATCTGGAACGGCTGGCCGATCGGCTGCAAGCTCTGGCTCCTCAAGCGGAGTAAGATCGTTGGCTCGGAGGCGATGGAGGGTGCCACGACGATGCGGGTCGAGGAGTACATCCGCCAGGCGATCCAGCCCTTCATCGATCGGCGCATCGGCTCCTACTTCAAGGTCGAGGCGACTCGCGTCGGCAAGGAGCAGATCGACGCCCTCGTCCGTATCTATCGTGGTCCCAGCCTCGAGATCGACCTCCGCTACCAGATCCTCTGGGGCGGGATCGAGGTCGGCGCGTCGGGTTACGACATCGGTCAGATCGAGGGCCCGTAGAAGATGCCGTGGTCGACTCCGACTCTGAGAGACGTGAGGTCGCTCGTCCGCGACGCCATCCGCGGATCGCTGCCGGGCGCCGACGCGATCGTCCCGAACAGCGTCCTCCGCGTCCTGTCGGACACGATGGGGGCGCTCTGTCACCTCGTTCTCCAGTACGTCGACTGGCTCGCGCAGCAGCTCCTCCCCGACACCGCCGAGACCGAGTGGCTCGATCGCCACGGCGAGATCTGGCTCGTCAACTCGGACGGCACGACGGGAAGGAAGCTCGCGACCCTGGCGAGTGGCACGGCCGACTTCGTCACCTCGACCGGCAGCGTGTCCGTTCCGACCGGGACGCAGCTGTCCTACAGCACCGGCGTCGGCTACCAGACGACGGCGGACATCGTCACCGATCCGTCGGGCCTGCCGACCGCGGCACCGATCCTGGCGCTCGACACCGGTTCCATCGGCAACCTCGATCCCGGGACGCCGCTCGGCCTCCAGACGCCGCTCGCCGGCAACATTGACGCGATCACTGTCGGCACCCTCGACGGCGGCACCGACGACGAGACCGACGACGAGCTCCGCGCGCGGGTGCTGCGCCGCATCCGTCAGCCGCCGATGGGCGGCGCCGCCTACGACTACGAGGCCTGGGCCCTCGCCGTCCCCGGCGTCACGCGGGCCTGGTGCGCGCCTCAGGAGATGGGCATCGGCACCGTCACGGTCAGGATCATGATGGACGACCTGCGCGCCGACAACGGCGGCTTCCCGCTGCCTCAGGACCTCGACGCGGTCAGCGCCTACATCGACACCGTGCGGCCGGTGACGGTGAAGGAGTTCTTCGTCGAGGGGCCGATCCCCTACCCGGTCAACGTCCGCATACCGTACCTCGACCTCGACGCCGTGGCGACGCGGGCGGCGATCGAGGAGGGCCTCCTCCAGGCGTTCTTCGCGCGCGCGGTGCCGGGGCTGACCTGGTATCGGGCCTGGACCGACGCTGGCATCATGGCGGCGGCGGGCGTCAACGCCTACGACCTCGTGGCGAGCGATACGCCGATGCCGGCGCCGGGATACATGGCCGTCCTCGGCGACATCACCTACTGGTGAGCCGATGTCGGACCGCCACGTCCGCCGCAGCGGCAGCGACTACACGCGAGCCCTGCTGAGCCTATTGCCTCAGGGGCAGGCCTGGCCGCGCGACCCGTTCAGCACGCTCGTCCTGGCGCTGACCGGCCTCGCCGACTACTGGGGCACCGTCGACGGCCGCGCCGCCGACCTCCTCGAGATCGAGTCCGACCCGCGCGCCACGATCGAACTGATCACCGACTGGGAGCGGAACTGGGGGCTGCCGGACCCCTGCCTCAACGACCCGCCGACCGATCTGTTCACCCGCCGCGCCGCCCTCGTCGCCAAGATGACGCTGATCGGCGCCCAGTCGCGCCAGTACTTCATCGGTCTCGCCGAGGCGGCGGGCTACCACATCACGATCACGGAGTTCCTGCCGTACATGACCGGCGTGTCGCGCTGCGGCGACTCACGCTGGTACAACACGGGCGACACGACGCACTACCTCTGGCAACTCGGGCCGCCGGAGATGCGCTACTACTGGACCGTCCACGTCAGCGCCAAGGACCTTATTTATTTCCACTGCAACTCGAGCCAGTGCGGCATCGATCGCCTACTTGAAATCGGCATACCGAGCGATCTCGAGTGCACGTTCGGCAGGCTCAAGCCTGCGCACACCGAGATCGTCTACGACTTCAGCCAGTTCTATGGCCTCAACTTCACCGACCCGATAAACAGCCAGTATCTCGCCATGGGGATGATGTAGATGGCCGACAACAGGCAGATCAAGGACGGCCTCGGCAACCTGTTCACCATCCGTATGAGGGACATCAGCGCCGCCACCGACGGCTCGTTCCAGCGGTCGATGATCCTCAGCACGCCGTATCCGCTTGAATACGGCGCCGGCGGCAACTATCAGGCGGTGATACAGGCCGCGGCGGATCTCCAGCCGGGGATGGCCGCGGCTCCGGTCTTCTCCTTCCTCTGGGGGTCGAACGCATTGGAGGCGGTGATCCAGCGCCTGAGCCTCATGGCCTGGACGACGGGCACCGGCTTCACCGCCGGGCTCGCCCAGTTCAGCCTGTTCGCGGCGCGCCAGTACACCGCCCAGGCCACGGGCGGCAACGCGGCCAACTTCGCGAACGACAGCAACAAGCTCGCCACCGTGATGGCGCCGCCGGTCGCCAACATCGTCTACGCCGCCGGTGCCGCGCTGACGCCGGGGACGCGGACACTTGACTCCAACCCGCTCAGCCTCGCCACGGTGGCGGCTCCGATAGCCGCCAACACGCCGTTCTCGACGGCTCCGCTCGTGCTTCTCGACAAGCGGAATGATCAGCCCCTCCTCCTCGCGGTGGCGGAGGGCTTCGTGGTACAGGCGACCCTGCCGGCCGCCGGGAGCTGGCGGTTCTCGCTCGCGCTCGAGTGGGCCGAGGTGTCGAAGTTCTAAGGAGAAGACGCAGATGCTCTACAATCAACCCCTCGACCAGCCGACCAACAGCAACGCCGGGTACGTCGACGGCAACCCGGCCGCCGGCATCCAGGGCTCGATCGTGCCGGCCGCGTCGATCGAGTTCGATCAGCGCGAGATCGTCGAGGTCATCACGCGGGCGAACCTGAGGGCGTACACGGACTTCACCGGCACGCCGTGCGCGAGTCCGAGCAACAGCGATCTGACTCAGCTGCGGAAGGCGATCGAGGGCTACATCCAGTCGTGGGTGATCGACACGGTCGTCACGTTCACGGTCCACGGCACCGGCGCGAACTTCCCCGACCTGATCGCGGCGATGGCATATCTATCGAAGTACCGGATCACGAACAACGGCTTCGTCACCTTGCTGATCAGTGGCTCAACGTCAGGCGTGGCGACGAGATGGACCTACAACAAGACCGTCACCATCGAGCATCCAAACTCGGATCGTATCAACATCCGAGGCGTGAACATGATCGGTCCTCCGGTTCTCGGCACCGACTTCGTGTACACGGGCAACCGCGGCCAGGACGCCGCGGCGCAGCTCACCATGCTGCGCGGTCGCTTCGGGAGCGAACTTTACTTCACGAGCGGGGCGTACATCAACGTCAACGGTTCGCTCGGGTTTGGTGGGGCGCCGAACCCAGGCTATCCCGGTCTGTCCAACCTGCTGATCTCGTCGGACGGTTCGGTGAACAGCGGCGGTATCGCCATCAACAATGCCTACATGTCGATCGGGAACGTGGCGGTCCAGAACACCTATCTCGGGATCATCAGCAACAACTCCTACTTCTGGACGACGTGGGACTTCGTCTCCGCGTCGGGCAACTACCTCTGGGGCTTCGAGTTTCAGGGCTGCATGGCACTCGGCGCGACCCAGACGATCGCCTGCTCCAACATCAACGGCTCCGGCTGGATAATACAGGTCGGCTCGTCGATCAGGCAGGGCGGCAACTACATCGTCTACGCGAAGGGCAACAACGGGGCCGGCATCTACTGCATGGCGGGCGGCAGCGCGATGTGCAACGGTTCGCAGTTCCTCAACAACGCCAACTACGGCGTCAATGTCAGTCAAGGCCAGATCGCCTGCTACAACAGCAACTTCTCCGGTAACGGCGGTGGCCCGATGGTCGCCCAGCAGGGTGGAGGCATCGCGGCCAACGGCTCCACCGGGACGGCCGGCTCATCTCCAGCCGTCAACACTCAGGGCAACGCCTTTGCCTGGATCACCGCTTGAGAGGGGGATGAGCGATGCATCTACTCTACTGTCAGAACAGTCTGGTCGTCGCCATCCACGACGATCAGCTGGCCTACGTCGACCCGGTGAGCTATGGATCGGGCACGCGTGTGATCCCGTGGCAGCTGCTTGGAACTCTCACGGTGGTCCCGCCGCCCGATCCGGCGCCGAACCCGCCGCTGCCACCGGTCTATCAACAGCCGACCGAGACGCCCGCGATACTGAAGAGCTACGCATCGCAGGTTCGCTACAACTACGCCGTGGCGGGGATCACCTTCGCCGCCGCGAGCGGCTCGGTCCCGGTTGCCACCGATCGCATCAGCCAGATGCTGATCAACAACCTCGCCGCCCACGCTGCCACGCTCGCTCCGACGGCAACGATCGACTTCACCCAGAGCGGCATCCACTACCCGCTGACGGCGGCGGAGTGCGCGACGTTGAACACTGACGTCAACAACTTCGTTCAGCAGTGTCGGACGATCGAGGCGTCGTGCCTCGCCGATCTCAACTCGACGACGCCGACGATCCTGACCTACGACGACGTCGACGCGAAGTTCTCCGGGCTGCGCAGCATGACGGTGCGCCTCAAGGACAGGTGAGCCTATGGGCGGTCCGGCCTACTACAGCGGGCAGATGAACATCGCGCTGAACGAGGATTGGGTGGTGCCGTTCGTCTACGGCACCGTCGACTCGAGCGGTGCCAACTTCACGCCGATCGATCTCACCGGGTCGACGCTCAAGCTCGAGATTCGCACGCTGGAGACAGACCACGAGGCGCTGGTGTCGGTCTACTCTCCAGCTAACGGCATCCTGATCACCAATGCCACGCAGGGGCAGTTCCAAATCCAGATGCCTCGGTCTTACCTCACGCATCTGGCGGCCGGGAGCTACTTCACCGACCTGGTGCGGCTGATGCCAAACGGCTACCAGGAGCGGATGTGGGAGGGGACGGCTGTGGTTGTGGAAGGGACGACGCGCTGATGGCCGAACCGCTATTTGAACTTGGCGCTGGCACGCCGCGCATCACGCTCGCGACCTACGCTCCGAGCGACACGCAGCTGGCGGTTCAGTCGGTCGGTCCGATGGGCCCGACCGGACCGGCGGGCGTCGACGGCACGCCGGGACGCGGGGGCGATCAGGGCCCGGTCGGCGCGCAGGGCTCAGTCGGACCGCCGGGCCCCCAGGGCGCGCCGGGTCCGACCGGTGCCCCGGGGCCACCCGGGGGCCTCGGCGAAGCACCGACGGACGGGCAGTTCTACGGGCGCCAGAGCGCGGCCTGGGCGCCCATGGCCGGCGTCATCTACAACGCTCCGCAGAGCTTGACACCGGCGCAGCAGCAGCAGGCGCTCAGCAACATCAACGCCGTCAACAAGTCGGGCGACACGATCGCCGGCGATCTGACCGTCTACCGGACCAACGCGCCGACCACCGGCGTCGTCTACCTCAACCAGGGCAAGAGCGCCTACATCTACTACGACGGCTCGAAGTACAACCTGCCGAACGGAGACGTCGTCGCCGGCAAGGGTCGCCTGCTGTACGCGAACGGCGACACCATGACCGGCGAGCTTGGGGTGGCGAACACGCCGTCCGGCAATCAGGTCCGCATGATCTCCGGGAACTACGGGGTCCTGCTTCGCAACGACGGGGCGACGTTCTACGTCCTGTTCACGGCCTCCGGCAACCAGAATGGCCAGTGGAACAACCTGCGCCCGCTGTCGATCGATCTGGCGGGCGGCAACGTCTCGAGCAGCGGGACGGTCACCGCCGCCAACGGGCGGCTCTGGGGCGCGAGCGACTTCCCCAACCCCGGCAGCGCGGCCAGCAGTCTCAGGCTCGCCTACGCCGGCGACTATGACTACAGGTCCACGGGCCTCAACGTCGTGGAGCCATACGGCGGCTCGGTCGTGTCCGGCGGCGCGGCCGGCGGCGGGATCATGCGTCATCGCTACCTCCAGTTCTACGCCGGCGGAACCTGGTACACGGCGGGCTACGCATGAAGATCATCGATCACGGCGTCTGGCACCGCTACGAGCCGGTGCCGCGGTTCGCCGATCTCCCCTCGAACATCATGTTCTGCCGCCGCGACGGCGACGGTAAGGACTGGTACGAGTATCTCAAGGGCAACGAACTCACACAGACCAGCCTCAAGATGACGGTCCTCGACGACGTCGTGCGGGCGGCTTCGCGCGACGCCTCGATGCTCTTCCCGCAGGGCTGCCGCGTGATCGAGGTCGTCGGCGACGACGCGTCGGACCCGCAGACCAGGTACGGCGGCATGGTCTACGACGCCAAGGCGAGGGTGCTCGCCGCCAAGCCTGCGGAGCCGAAGCCGTCCCCGCAGCCGACGGTGGCGGAGCTGATGGCCCGCATCGACGCGCTCGAGAGGCGCCTGAGACAATGAGCATCCAGCCGGTGGAGCTGTTGATCGCGCCGCTCGGCCCGATGGGTCCGCCGGGACCGGTCGGTCCTGACGGGCCGCCGGGGCCGGTCGGCCCGGCCGGCGGCGCCGGCGCGCAGGGTCCCGTCGGGCCACCCCCGGCCACCGGGCCCCATGGGGCGGCGGGCGG